TGATGTCCTGACGCGCTCACGTTGGTTTTCAAACCGCAGTTCAGCGGCGTCGATCAGCGATCGTATTTTGTCCTCAGACTTACGCACGGTGTCTTCAATTCTGTCAGTTTGTTGTTCCACACGCAGGAGATCGTCTTTTAACCCATTTTTTATATCTCTGGTGTACTCGACAGACTCTTCTACCTTCTCTGAAATACCTGTAACCTTGGCGTCCATAACGTCCATTTGTTGTTGGTACGCACCTAGGTCTAAACCGGCCACTTCTTCGATCTTTTGGTATAGTACAAACCCTCCGTATAAGCCGCCAACAACAGTGGATAGGAAAGCAAAGATGGCAAACACAGAACCCATTGTCAGTTTAAACCCACCTGCTTTGATTTCGCGATCGCCAAGCCCATCTATTCCATCCGCTATCTTTGTAGTATCCATTAGTTTTCAAACTCCATCTCGCCACCAGCGCGTTGTAAGTTCTTTAGCTGTTCTAATTCGTCTCGTAGCTTTTGTATCTCTAGCCTACGTTGCGCTAACTCTATCTGGTAAAGGTCGTCACAGTTAATACGAGCCTTGGGCTTGTCTAGTGGTATGACAATACGTGCGTACACACCTATGTCCTTACCTTTATTCATCGTGTTTAACCCCGACAGCACACCTGTTACGCCATACTCTAAGTTTACACCACCGCCGACAGCGTTACTGCAACGCATATTACCTGTCGAAAACGAGTCTGACTGGTAGTTCATAGGTGGGCTCGGTAGTGTCAGCGCGAGTGAGCTGCTGTCTGCTAAAGCAGAACTAGATAACATGCAAAGAACAGCTACTACTCTCATGCGGGCATCCCATCTAAACGTGAGCATATCCTAGACGAGATAAGCGTTGACGACTCATAGCTCTTTTTTACTTTTGACGTTGTGCACAGGTATACTGCTTCGTCTAAATCGACTTTTCTGATATATACGTCAAAAGATTTATGCGCTTTGTACTCCACAGTGATGATCTTATACGTACTAGAGAACGGAATGTTCTGCCAGTTGAGGTCGAACAACTCTATTTGGTAATACTTAATTTCTTCCCGTGAGTTAAACAAAGACATCTCTACCTTTACAACCCCACTAACATGAGACGGTTTAAGTATAGGGTACGCAGGCGTCATTTCGTGCGCAGAAGCACAGAACGCCCAGAGCATAAAGGTTATGACCAAACTACTTCGCAATGCAGCTCGCCTGTACGACAGCAGTGTAAGTGCCACCAGGTAGTGGTTTAGCTGAACCATAAGTAGCACTGGATGCAGTGCTAAACCAAGTAGACCCTGCAAGAGTAAGATTAAAGTTTGTAGTGTTACCCACTACTGTCTTAGCGGCTTCGTAGGCTGACATGCCGGCAACAGATGTTTGTGTGACGCTTGTACTACCTGTCCATGCAAGCGTATCTGTAAGCGAAGGCGATGAGCTAAAGGATGTTGGGTGTGTTATACTAGCTATATAAGCATCCGCGATTGAAACGTCATACCTCATTACAGGTAGTACACCACCGTCAGCGGGAGTGGTGCTTAGTTTGCTGGCAATCGGGTTGCCGTATGAACCTGATTTAGTTGTCTGGATAACACATTTAGCTTCTACGCTACCCGTAATTTCAACGTTCGCCAGTGCGGGAAACGCACATAGGGAAAGTATTGCTATAGAATATTTCATATTAAACCTCATTGGTTGTACTGCATGTCGACCATTTTCTCATGCAGAAGTTGTTGTGCTAGGTTGTTACGCAAGGCTTTCTTGTTGTCAGCTATCTCTGAATCAGCAAGACCGGGGGCGTCAGCATACACACCGCCATTAATAGACGCGTTATAGTACATAGCTAAGTTTGTTTGTTGGTTAATAGCCATTATAATATCATCTTGCCCTTGCGCCTTAAATAAGGTCAGTGCGTTGGCAGACGCTGTTAGACCCATCTCAATTCGTGTTTCTTCTTCCTCTTCCTCTTCAGAAAGTATTACGTTGCCGTCTTCGTCATACTGAAACTCATCCGCTTCGATCGCGGACATAGCCGCGTCGTCGTCTAAGACGTCGTATAATTCTACCACAGGGATAACGGGTACCGGCTTTACATAGCCCGGACATGCAGGGTTTGACTGTTCATCGTAACATTCGTCTATTCTATAGTTATATATAACCATAGCGTCTTTGACCGAACCTTCCCCTTCAACATCAATCGAACCCGCACCCCATTGAGAAGCTGGGATGTTCGAAAGGGGAAACGATCTAACAATAGTGTTTCCGGGAACTCCTGACCAATCGTCTGTTTTTCGAAAGATATAGCCATCTGCGTCAGCATTCTTATTGCCAATATGGACTTTCATGTCAGCGTCAGGGTCTTTTATCGTGGTGTACTTATATAGTAAGCCGTTAATATCAATGCCCGGAATATCAGGCAAAACAGAACTCATGCTCCAGCTTAATGCTGTAGACGCAGCGTTCCCTGTTGTCCCATAACTATAGGGATCACAAGAAGAGTAAGAAGGCCAGAGTGCTAATAATAACACTAAGACCTGTTTTTGTTTCAACATTCTCATTGAAAATCTTCCTCATAGGATTGTTCTGATCTCTTTGTATTTCTTCCTTCACGGCTTCCATTTCCCATGCAAGCCTAGCTTTATCCCCCACCAACCCATCCTTGGGACAGGGCGTCCCCGCGTTGAGCATGGCTTCAAACACGCGAGAATCCTGGCACATTACGGATACCGCTGCCACTTTCATCCCCATATCGTACATGGTTTTGGCGTTCTTTAATTTTTCACAGTTCATGTCTCTGACAGTACGACCCGCAGAGATACCTAATATTTGTGTTTGCACAGCACCCGCTACGCCGACAGTACATAAGTCAGAGTTACTTGCGCTGATCTGTGGAGAAATTGCAGAAGGTGGTGGACTGTTAATTGTAGTGTCCATAGTGCCATCCGACCGTACTGTGCTTTCGGACTTGATTGTATCGTCATCATCAGCAAAAACAGTGTTGCCGATGACAAACCCTAGCGTACAGAAAAATGCAAATACAACTAGCCGTGTCATGGTCGCTCCACCAGCCTATCGAGCTTTTCTTCAATCCTGTCGAACTTACTCATTATTTGCCCAAGCACCTGGTTAGAGTCAGTTTTAGTGACATACTCTTTGGCTAATTCTTCACGAGTTCTGTTAAGTAAAATTTGGACGCGCTTGAGTTCTTCGTGGTGGGTTTTAATCCACCAGATTATAAAACCGAACCCTGCGGTTAGCCCAACATTCCAAAGCGCGTCCATTTGCATTACCTATCCTTACATATATGTTAACACGTTAACATCTATATTGCCAGAGTTACTCAGTTTCGGCTTCAGCTTCGTCTAATGATTCACGTAACATCTTTGTGAAAGCATCTTTACCAACTTTAAGCTGATCTAAGTTAAACTCTGCTGATCCAATCTTTTGACCCAATGAATTAATGTGGTTAATAATAACCTTCTGCGTGTCAGTTAATTGGTCTTCGGTGTAGTCTTTATCATCAATCGTAATAACCTTTTTATCTTCAGTCATTTTGATCTCCTTTAGTTAAGTTAAAATTACCAAGGCATCCCAGATGCTTCGGCTGTCTTACGTGCAACTTGTGCAGTAACCTTACCTTGACGGTTTGTTTCGATACGAGCTTTTGCTTCGTCGGCTGTTTCTTCGCCTTCGATTAAACTGTCGTATACCCAACCAAGAACTGTAGCTTCTGTTAGGTCAGCATACGGTATAAAGTCATCCGAGGATGGGTCTGAATCTAAACGCATCTTGCCACCTTCAACTGCCGAACAGTCTGTGTGAGTATTGTCTGATACGTGACATTCCCAATAGACAGTCTTTACGTTGCCTGTTGCGTCATCACGAACCATGTTGTTGATTTTCCATGTTGTTGTTTGTGCCATTGTTTGTTTATCCTTTATAGCTTTGTAATGTTTTTATGAGTTCATAAGAAATGAAATTGAATTACCACCTGCTGGCATTTGAACGGTTAAAGTATTATTTGCAGACTTTCCAAAAGTGAGGATATTACTACTTCCTGCCACATGGTGTACAGCTGGCATATGATTTCCACTGAAATAAAAATGTAGGAAATACTGACATGCCCCAGTGGCTGTACCTACGTTGCCATGATTTGAAGCAAGAACCATACAAGCTGCTCCACCACTTCCTTGATTTACAGAAATCCCAGTGTCTGTAACAGTGTTGCTGTTTATATCAAAACTTTTTATACCAAAAGCTGAACCTACTTGTAATTGTGCATTAAGGTCTGTTCTAGCAGTACCACCACCTACCAGTACAACATCATTTCCAGCATCAACTTTAAGCATATTAGCTTGATTGTCACTCTCAACACGGAAGTCGAAATCATGCCCGGGATCATTAATAACCAAATCGGTGGTGCTAATATTCACCCTTGCAGCAGTATCCCCTAAAGCACCTGACCTAGTATAAAAAGTATGGCCTTGGGCAAATGGGGCCATACTATAACCAACTACTTGAGTGTTAGCATCAACAGTACCCATGTATAAGTATCCACCAGAACCCGTGATACCCTTACCTCTTATGAATCCCCCGTAATTAACACCTAAAGTTGTATCGCTCAAGTACAGTTGACCCCCAGTTGTACCCGTATCAAATACTGTTAAGTCACCATGTGTAGTGCTGTTAGTACCAATAGCTACTGCGTTATTCCCACCATCCACAAACAACATATTAGCGTTGTTGTTAGACTCAACACGGAAGTCTACGTCTATGCCGCCCTCGTTGAAAACACTTTCAGTGGGCTTTAATCGCAGTGTCTCAGTAGAACCGTGACGGAAACGAAGCGCATCCGAAGCGCCTAAATCCCAAGAGGCTAGGTTTGACGTGTAGCCAAATGTATATCCGCCGCTGTCGTTAGCAAATGTTGTAATGTCACTCTGGGTTCCTGAGTGTACGTCTAAAGCTCTATTCGGTGCAGACTTATTAATGCCCACTCGGCTTGTTCCTGCATCCACAAACAACGCATGAGTGTTGCCGTCACTCTCAACACGGAAGTCTTGGTCGTTGCCGTCTTCATTCACGACGACAGTGCCGTTCCCCATAGACAAATGAGAAGTCATCGTGCCACCATATGGACTAGACCAGCTATTCCCGTTGCCAAATGTCGCTCTGCCGTTGCCAACAGAAATAACAAAGGGATTGCTTGCGCCGCCGCTATCTTGGTTGCCTATCAACAGACTTTGCCCACCAGCGTTGTCTGTAATAGCAAGGGTGCCTGCGACATTGACGCGGGACGGACCGCCTATGTAGCCGCCAAAAAACGTTTTTCCGGTACCCTGAATACGCAAATCCCTATCGTTTGAAACACCAGCCTCAGTAACTTCAATCTGCATCGATCCGTTACTACCCGAACCCGTGCCATCTTCCACCATGAAGTTAGCGCGGAGGTTGGTGTTGTCTGAGTCGATCAAAACAAGTTGTGAGTTAGATTGTGTCGACTGAGATGCTGGGGAACGGGAATAAATCCCAGGGCGCGATCCTGTAGCTGTAACATCAAATGTCGCGGTGGGGTTGCCGTTATTGACACCCACTTTGTTTTCGCCCGCATCAACAAACAGCATATTAGAGTTGCTGTCGCTCTCAACACGGAAGTCTACCGCACCACTGCTACCTTCATTTACTACTAAACCACTTGAATATTTTGATGTGACCTGCGTTGTACCCATAAAATCATGCTTCACAGCACTTATTGCAGTAGCACCAGAGGGTAGGCTTTCTGATCCAGTATCAGTAACGTCAAAAGCCCACTGCCCCGGGGTTTCCACATAAATGTCTACACCAGCAAAAGTAGATGCCCAGTTGACGTATATATCATACTCGTCATTTGTACCTGTTTGCTTCCAAGCCACTGATGCAACATGGCTATTACCGCTTGTTTCAGACCAGAAAGTACCGTTAATAGTGGTGACTGAGTTGTTGCCTCTAAACAAAATAGTTGTTTCACCAGCAATATTTCCGGGGCTGTAACTTGATGTACCCAAAATTCGGATTTTCATAGACCGTGACGCAGATAAACTAGATGCTGTGCCAATTTTATAATAGTTAGCACTTCCAGATGTGCCTGTAATGCTACTGAACCCGGGGACGGTGTATCTGGTTCTAAAAGACCCTGCAATATCTAATGCATAAGATGGACTTGTGGTTGCAATACCAACAGCATTATTCCCACCATCAACAAACAGCATATGACTATGGTTGTCACTCTCAACACGGAAGTCTACGTCATAGCCTTCTTCATTCAATACAGTGGATTGGTAGGTCATATCAATGTTATTGATATAAGCTGAACCGCCCGTTGCACGCATAGACCTCAGCGTCACACCGTAGTCACCATAATTTCCGGGGCTGTTAGCTGTAATAACTTGTCGGTCATTTGAGGGAGATATGCTTAAACTGCCGACGTTCCCAGTACCGTTAGCAAACTGTGCGTTGCCAGACACGTTAAAGGTTGAAGTAAGTCCGCCAGCCGCGCCAACAGTAACGCGGTTACTACCACCATCAACAAACAGCATATTAGCGTTGCTGTCGCTCTCGACGCGGAAGTCGCGGTTATCACCACTGTCATTAAATACAGTTTCAGAATCTCTCCAATGCATAATATCTAATATATCATCATTAGCGGCATTAGGCTGATATAGCCCAACATTATTTTTTACAAAAATATCACTATAACCTGAGAATGCTCCAGATGTATTCCCCGACATATCAACACCAAGTGCTACACTATTAGTACCTGTCGTAGCGCCAACTAATGTTGCTTTATATGAGCCACTACCATACCCTAATTTTGACCCTTTAATCCCCATCCAAGAAGAGGAACTTTCACTTACATTAACTCCTCCTGAGAGGTGGAGGTCTTTGAAGCGACCTGCTGAGTGGCCTAAGTCAACTGTATCATCCGAATAAGCACCTGCGTTAGTCGCTGGGTGAAAACCTGTAGTGTTGATGCGAAGTGATTTAGAAGTGCCAGCGTAATATGTTGCGCCCGCAACAGTCCCAATACTACCTACAGTTGTGTTGTCTTTGCGGAACTCTGCAATAGTACCGTCACTAGTAGTTCTATTTAACAATAAAGGATAATTACCACTTTGAGTTGCAAAAACCTGCCCATTAGGACGTAACTCAACACCTGTAGTTGCTATTGTTGGAGCAGTTTTACCCACCAACAACCTGCCTGATGAGTCTATGCGCATACGTTCTGCGCTGTTGGTATTAAACACCATGTTAGAGCCAATAGCGCCTAAAGTGACTCTGGATAAGTTTCCAGTTAAAGGAGTGCTGTCGTCAGCGAATCCAATAGTTGCAGTAGCATCTCCAGACCTAAAGACGGCTACCTGATTAGTCGTTGGATGGTTTACATCTAAAGTTGTTCTAGGCGTACTCGTACCAATACCAAATCGGCCTGATGAGTCTATGCGCATACGTTCTGCGGCGTTTACGTTAAAAGATAACGAGTTACCATCATGGCGATAAATTATTTTACCAACATCATTATCAGTAGCGTCACCAAACAATATTTCGCTTACGCTTAAATTGCCACCTAAAAGTTCTAGCTTACTAGAGTCGTAAGCGTTTGCTGTATTTGATTCAATCTTTAGTGTTGCGCCGCCAGAAGAATCATATATGTGAAGACTGTCACTAGGCGAACTCGTTCCCAATCCAAGCCGTTCAGCACTCGCATCCCAGAAGAACTTAGCAGTTGTGCCTGTGTCCTCGTAGAAGCTGATGTCGCCTGTTTTAGTGTCAAACCTAGCAATCTCATTAAAATCATTATTTGCATCGTTTATTGACCTAAAGTACAAACCTTCATAACCAGTAGCGGCAGAGTATCGTATATCCATTTTACGAAAGTTTGCTGTTCCAGCACTGTTATACATGCGGATTGATGAATCGTTAGTGCCATTAATATCTATAGACCCATACGTTAATGCTGTCTCACGTTCCACAGTCAGCCCATCGCTGGTCACTGTGCCAGTTACGTCAATGCCTGTGCTGGTGGTGGCGAGTTTGGCTGAGCCGTCATAATACAACTTAACAAAACTGTCGTTGTCAGCAAATATCATATATTCAGTGCCAGCAACATTCATAAGGGAAAATTCATCCCCTTGTATGATTATATCGCCACCGCCTGTTTCTACAATACGACTATGATTACCATCATGGTAAATCTGCAAGTCAGACCCAGCACCGAAGATGGCTTTGTTGCTGTCACCAAATGACAAGTTGCCTGTCATTGTGCCGCCAGAAAGTTCTAGCTTGTCTGTGTTTAAGTTTGTGAAGTTACTGTCAACTTCAGTGTTTGTTAGGGGCGAACCCTTGCCCGATCTCGTTACTATTGTAGCCATAATTCGCCCCTAACCTGATTAAGATGCTGCTATTGTGATTGTCCAACTGATGGACATTGTGTCATCAGCCGCTTTATTTACGACAGCAAAAACTGTTCGACATAACATGTCCCCAGATGTAGCTGCGTTGAAAATACCAGCTTCGGTTACTGCACCTGTTCCGTCTCCAGCTTCAAAGTTTGACACGTAAACAACTTTTTCGTTGTTCGACCCGATTATGTTTGAGCTGTCGATTGCTTCTCGAGACCCCAACACAGAAACTAAATCAGTCTGTGCGCCAGTGGCAGATGAAGTGCTTGACCCAATTGCCATATGAGACATAACGCTTTTAGACGTACCGATCATTCGAGCCGCTATAAAAGCCAACCCAGTATTAACAACGAGGTTCTTTTCCACGCGCTCGTCTTTAATGTTTCCGGCCTTGTCCTTTAGGACGATGTTAAGCTGACCGGAGAGCTTTAAGTTTTCGTTAATCATAACGATCTCCTAAGTAAAAGTGCGGGAAGCACCGACGTAGTCTTCCGCAAAAAATGTAAAATCAGCATATCCCTGATTTCGTATAGACCCCGCGTCGGTCGAGGAGGCCGTGTCTGTAAACGTTCTGCTAAACGCCATAGTAAAGTCGAAAGTGTCTGTAGCGTGAGCGACATCAACACGAACTTTAAAAAACTGTATTTCTTGGTCGTCTAAAACCGAAGACTCCCCATCAATGTCATCAGTGACGCCAATGGTTTCACTTAATATTTTCTGGTAACTGTGAAAGTGTTCGTCGTTTAAATACGCAGGATCGTCGTAACCTTTTTCAAAAGCTTTGCTGATCTGCTCTGGAATGACCGCAGTGTCCGAAAGGCTCTTCGCAAATTCAAAAACTTGAGCATCACTCGCGTAACCCTCGTCCGCTAGAGATTTGTAAAAAGTAAGCACCGCTACATCAGCAGCTTCTGAACTATCTGACAAGGATTTAAAGAAACTAACAACCGTGTCATCAAACGTAGACGCGCTGTCAACTTCATCTAAAACAAGAAGAAAGTACCCTTGTAGCGCAGAAAGGAACCCAATGCCCGCTTTACTATACGTCGCACTCATACCCAAAGAAGAGTATGCGGCTTTTAGAGCGTTTTGGAATACTGCGGATTTTAGCTTCACGCAAAGTCCTCCCGTATCCTAAACCGAAGCGTCTCATATAAAGTCTCTCGTAGCCCACTAGCACGAACAACTTCTAGCTCGCCCTCGTAGGTTCCAGCTTCTTGGTTTAGGTCGTCGGTTTGCCACTGAAGAATCGCAATTCCCTGTGGGGCAGTGTCAGACTGAATGAATAAGTCTCGTGAAAAAAGCACTGTGCTTTCCCCCGCGCCCCTAAAGTGTAGAGTTGCAGTTGCGCCTGTAAGGTCTGTAGCTAAGTTCGTATCTTCATCCACGAGCGTAACTTTTATCTGTGGGCCTGTGTCGCCCTGTACGTAGTTAAATGATGTAGCCATTACCCTCTCCTTCTACCTCCAGCAAAGTCTCTAAACTGGATGCGGGAACTTACCCCGCGATACTCCCTGCTATTTGCGTTATCTATTTCTTTTGCAAACTTTTGGCGGTAGTACATAGAGAGGTCTAAGTTAGTCCACTCTTTGCCAGGGATCGACGATAACTGAGCTAACGCACCGTAAGAGATACACCGTCCATGAGATTCAAATACCCAATCCTCAACACCAGTTGCAGATAATTTTGTTTTTAAGACACCCCACCCGGAGTAAGAATATTTTTTGTCCGGCGTTGGGTATAACCTAATCGAAGTATCTTGAAATATTGTGTAGTACGCAGGTCTGCCATTGGACCTAAACCGAGTTGAGTCAATGTGTTTATCAGAAACACGACTCATAGGCTGCCCGTCCAACACCAGCTCGTAAATGTTTTCTAGTACAGCTTCTTTTGTCGGAATAAATATTGGGTAGTCTGCTACGTTTTTAACAGCAAAATCCGTTTCTATTTCAAACCTCCAAACTTCACTGCGCTCTAGGAACTTTGCAGCAGCTTCTTGCAGGCTTGCTTCCATCACTATCTCAGGACAACCGGGCAAATGAGGCTGAATATATGGGTAGAATGTACTCCAAAGGGTTGTAGCCATCTATGCCACCGCGCTTCCTGGAGACGGCGCTATGGCCGCATCCACTTGAGTTTTTGTTCCAATAGCCGCGTTAAATGTTTGAAACGCCGAAGACGCACGCGCCTCATTAGCGCCGTACTCAGCATCTTTTGAGTAGGCTCTATACAGTATCCAATCAGTGATTGGGCCAAGGTATATATCGTCTAACAATATTACTGCGGTATTACTATTTGCGGGGTCTAGCTGACTGTCACTAAGTGCGTGAGCGCTTGGCGTGTCAACGTAAACAACCTCGAGCTGCGCTGTCGCAGCCGCCGGAGGATAAACATAAAAGTCTTTTGGGTTACGAGGGTCGTAAGTATAGTGCTGGATATTAGCGGTTTGCGTTTCTGTGTGCCAACTGGGGCGTTGGTCGTCTAAAACACTTTGGGCAACTACCCTAACAACTTTCTTGGTAGAGCTAGAAGCTACGTTTCGTTTGATGTCTAACAATCTAACGGCAGTAGGAAACCCTCCGCTAGAAGCAGTTAATGTCTGTTTAGAACCTGCGGCGCATGTAAATGTTGCACACTTCGCGTTCGCGTCAGGTCTAAGTAAAACTATACTAAGGTACGACTCGTTAAGCCACCGTTGGAGCTCGAGACGTGGCCAACGCACGTTTGAGTCTTGTAAAATAGCTTCGACGCGGGAAATAACGTCGATAACCTTTATGGTCGCCATTAGCCTAGTCCTCTCGTTAAGGGGGTGAGAGGGGGATAATCCCCCCCTCGTTAGCTATTAGCTTGCAGAACCAACTAAGGCCGTTACCAATGCTTCGTTTTTAACAACTTTGCGACCATACACGGCAAGGCCACGAACGATGTCACCAAAGTCAGTTTGGTTACGTAAAGGCTCAGTTTTGCTGATCTGAGAAGCGAACGAACAAGCAGTGCTTGTACCAGCTACCATCATGCGACGTGCTTTAGCACTTGATACTGTGCCACCTGTAGACGTTGCTGATAGACCTGCAACAAGTCCTTTGCCTGCTTGGCCTTTTGGCAACAAGTTAGACACGTACACATCAAAACGGTCTAACATGCCGATTTTACCTGTACGGATTGTGCTTGACTGATCTCCAGTGAAGTAAGCTTGTGCAATGTTTGTTTGCATTAACAACTGACGATCGCGTGGTGAGATGATTAACCAACGGCCATCTTCTGGAACGTTTTGCTCATCTAGTGCTGAAGACATTTGTAAGATTGCGTTTAGCACGTTTGCAGGTGTTGCTTGGTCGATTGGAGCAGTGTCTGTTCCAAGGTTGTAAGCACCTGAGATAGCACCAGCAGTTGCGCCTTTGTTAGACGCGTTTGCACCGGATGTTACGAACCAGTTGAAGAACGTGTCATTTTCAATAACGATTTTTAACTGTTTAGCTGCATCATCAGTAAACATGTTCATTAAGTCCATGTCAGCTTGGTGAGCAAGTACATCGTTTACTTGTACGCTGAAGTATTTACCTTGGTCGATCTGCATGTCTTGGAAGATCGGTACAGGAACTTCAGAAGTCAGGGTTGTACCCGCTCCTGCGTAGTCGTTGATGGTGATTGATGGTGCTTGACGGATACGAATTGTATCGCCTTGGTTTTTGATCTCGCCTTCCCAATCAGTATTGGAAATTTCAGTCATCATTGTGTTCGCGT